ATAGTCTGCAATTAGACTTTTTTTCTAGCGGTCTTGCGATTATCGCTTGAAATCTGTTTTACCCAGTTAAAATATTTAGTTGCTACATCAAGAGGATCTTTTCTTTCGTACTCAGGTCCAAACTCTGTAGCAAGTCTTAAACATTCTAATCTGATTTCAATATCTGAAATATTCTCTGTTGGTTCAAATTTTTCGTTAGCCATTTAGCTGCTCTCTTAATTTGAATACTCTATCAACAGTTTTAACGTGATTAGGATGTGTCTTATTCCAATAAGGTGATCCGTCCTCAGTCAACTCAGATATTTCTTTTTCAATATCACTTGCAGTTTGATAACCAGTACCTTCGCCTTTAATTATCTCATCTTCAGATAATTTATCAGCAAGCATTGAAAAGGCTTTAATTACCTCAACACTATCACCTAGTCTTGTTCCGTCTTTAAGAACCGTATTATTAAGCATTTCGTTTCCTAAAGTTTCTGTTGCAAGTTTTTTAGCTTGGTCCAATCTCTTTGTATAAGTTGGTCCAAACTCTTTTTTAAGATCTGTCATAGCTTCAGTTTGTTTTGATTCAAACAATTTTTGATTATCTACTTCAGCCTGCGTATTCATTTCATTATAAAACTTAATGATACGTTCTGCTTGCTTAGGTAATAATCCAATTCTATGCGCAGTCTCGTTAAAATTTTTAAGTTGGTCAGCGTTAATTTCTTCTTCGCTAAAAGAATATTTATAATCTTCAGGTTTAGCAGGTCGTCCTAATTTAGAATAAACCTCTTCCCAATCTTCATCTGTTGCCATTTTATTTGGTATAGCAACTTTATTAGCGCCAACTAATCTTTGAGCTGAAAGATAAGATTTAACGAAATCATCCATACTGGTAAAATTCGCTAAAGCTTTCTCATCTTTATACTTCTCAGGTATTACTTCTTTAAAATTAATTACCTTTGGTTCAGCTTCTTTTTGTTCTGTAGTAGCTTCAGCTAATACAGTTTCTTTAACCTCAGATGTTGTCTCAGGTTGTTGAGCAACATTCGTCGGTTGCTCAGATTGCTCCACTGGAGCAGTTGTCTGATTGTCCATTTATAACTCCTTAAGTTATTCTTTGTGATTGATTAAATTTTCCATAAAAACAACTAAGGATCTTTGTCCTTCGTAAAAAGCGCTTTCGTGACTATCACCTTTAACGTGCGTTGTATTATAGAAGTGTGATCTTTTTTTAAGATCTTCTAAAACCATTTTTCCTGTATCAGTATTAAAACAAGTTTTATAATTACTGATCAGTTCTTTTAATTTTTTATTGTCCTGCATTTTGTAATTCTTTAACTAGAGGAGCTGCATCTTTAGCAACTTTTGCTTCTTGCATTGCCTGCATCATTTGAGCTTGCTGAGCTTGAGCTGCTGCTCTTTGCTCTCTAATCATTTTTACTTCTTTGTCAGACTTAATCATTCTAGCTGGTAATCCAGTTATTCTAATAATTTGTTTTATTAATCCTTCTTCATCAATGTAATCTTGAACTGGAGCTATCTGACCTATCTGACCAAATAATTCTAAACCTCTCATTAAAGATTGAAGCTCTTGTCCTTTTTGAGCCAAAGCCATAGGTGATACATACTCAATATCAACTTCTTGATTAGCAAGGATTTCAGGTGCTTGTCTAAACATTTTATTTCTAAGCATTATATTAAATACTCTTAAGATCATTGGCTGAAGTAATTCTTGTTGTAGTCTTGCTAAAGCAGGACCAAGTATTCTCATCTTCTCTTCGTTTCTTTGAAGAACTTCAGTTGCAGTCATAGTTCTATTTGCTTGAACTAAAAGCTGATCAATATGAAAAGTTTTTGCGATAGCTTCTCTTCTTTGATTTTCTTGATTTAAAGTGACTGATGTTTGTTGACCAATATTTAGAGGCTCAATTCGGTCTCTACTCCCACTTCTATAATAATTTAATGAACCAGCTGACATTCTAATTGGTGAAAGCATACTATCATCAGGAACTAATAATGGTGGATCTACTTGCTTAGCAGCTGCTTTCATAGCAGTTTCAACCATCTTATTTAAAACTTTTACATCAGGCAGCGCATTCATCGCTGGCGATCTTCCGTAAATTTCTGTTGAAGCTTTTAAATATCTTGGAACAACATAAGGCATTTCGTTAAATCCGCCGATATTAATTATGTGTCCTGAGCCATATTCAAAATATACACTTTGAAAAGGCATATTCTTTTTATCTAATTTATTTTCATTATAGATAGATCTAGGTCTAACAACGTGAACAAGTTCAACTTCTTCAAAAGGTTCTTTTTTAAATAATGAAACTATCTCTCTGCTAAAATTTTCTAAACCAAACTTATCTACAGCTGCTCCAACTGGCATTTTAAATCTTCTATAAACAGTATCAACAAATCCTCTTTTGTTTTCTTGGATATAAAATTCTTTAATATGTCTTGAAGAAAATCTTACAATATCGTTTTCATCTTCTTCGATCATTAAGCAAGAAGTTCCAAACGTAATTAAATCGTGATATGTTTCGAACACTTCTTGTTGAAAGTTAGATCTTCCAAATGCTAGATACATTTTATCTGTAGAATCTTCTAACCATTCTTTTGCCTCATCACTTTCGTTAAGAACATTTTCTTTATATCTCATAGCAAACCAACGATTTGCTGAGCTAGTCAACATACCTTGCAAAGATGCTGCCAATAGTTCTAGAGCGTGAATAGCCGTTGCATCAAAAATTTGTATATTACGTTTGTCGCCTCTTGCTCGTTCTTTTGTGATCTCTGCTTTTCTAGGTTGCATATAGTCTGCGCACTCTTGCCAATGGCTTTCCCAAGTTGATCGCTTATCCATAAGCCTAGATAGGTTTGACTTTAGTTCTTGAGCCAATTTTTTAAATTCGTCTGATTGCATTATCCGCCTAATAAAGTTTTCTTAATTTCTTCGTCTGCAAGACCTTCAGATGATGTAAGGATAGTTCCCATTCTTCCTCGTCTCTTTGAAGAAAGTCTATATCTCTCAATGTCATCTTTTTCTTTTGTCAATCGTCTTTGTTCAGCTTCAGCTTCTCTTCTTCTTCGATCAGCTTCTTGCCTTTGACGTTCTGCTTCTCTTCTTGCTGAACCATCGTCTCGATTGCCGCCCATAAATCCGCCCATAATTAGCCTCCTAGTAATGTTGGTTTATCTGTTGTTGCTGCAGTCTCTTCGTAGTCAGGTGTAGTTAGAATAGTAGATCTTCGACCTTTTCTATTACTTTGCCTTCTACGCATATCTTCAGCTTCTTGTTGTCGTCTAGCCTCATCCTCTAAATTTGGAACTTTGCTATCGTCAGGCATTTCCAATTTTGGTGGTGGTGGTATAGAAATTTTTGGCATTAAAAAACTCATATCTTAAATCCTTTATCGTATTCAGTTTGTCTTAGTTTGATGTTAATAAATTTTTCATTTTCTAAACCTGTCGCTAAAGTTCGAAGCGCATCGTTAAAATGGCTCGACCAGTCGTGGTTAGGTTTAGCAGAATATAAACGATCTTTTTCTTTATACTTTCGATGATAATGTCGAAGAGCATTTATAAACTTTGTGCAGTTATCTACGTCGATATAGCATCTAGGAAGCAGCATTTTAACTGCGTGAATACCATCCTCGATACTGAGCTTTGGCGCAATCTTAAATTTTAATCCTAATTGGTAAGCTACTTCTCTTCTTGTTTTACCTGTTGAGAAGTCTGTTTGTTCCAAATCGTGCGGTCCAATGTTTTCACCGTATATATAATCTTTCTCTTTGAGGACCTGAGCGTAAAAAGGAAACGCTTTATTATTGTTCTCGTAGCAGTCAATAATATTAATAGCGTGTCCAATATTTTGATAAAACAAAATAGCGGTACTATCATTAAAACCAATATCCCAAGCGGTATTAACAGGATAGCTGGGATCGTAAGGTACTCTAGCAATGCGTTTCTCATCTTCTAATTTTGAAATAAGCTCACCATAAATAGATCCTCTAACATTTCCGATAAAGCTACACTCAAATTCTTGATTGTAAGTTGCAGCTCCCATAACTTTAAAAGCAGCATCTAATTCTTCTTTATCAACTAGGTTAGTCTCACTTGCTTTAGCTTTATATAAAAACCAGTCTTTCTCTTGCTGAGCCTTTAAGTACATATCATAAAAGATATTGTTCATACCTTTAGGCGTTGAGCATAAAGACATCCAGCCTTTTCGATCAGCTATTGCAGGTCTAATCACTTCATCAATCAGCTCACGGCTAATCTGCGAAGCCTCATCACAAACAACTCCGTCTAAATAAATTCCACGGATGCTGTCAGGATTTTCTGAGCTTAGCAAAGTGATACGAGAACCATTAAAAAAATCGCATCTTAATTCTGTTTCATTATACTTAGTATTTGGCAAACCTTTTGTATAAAATTTTAAATAATCCCAAGCTATCTTTTTTGCTTGAGAATATGTTGGTGCTATGTAGGCAAATCTTGGTTGATGATTTTTATTCATCAGACAACATTTAATTAAGTGATTTATAAGCATCACTGTTTTGCCAAACCTACGATGACAACATAAAACTGAAAATCTATGTTTGTCTAATTCTGTATGTATGAAAGCTTGTTGCTTCCTTGGCGTATAAGGTATTGTGACTTTCATTAATGAACCGTTGGAGCTTTATCGACATTCAAGTAATTCATTTTAATTTTTCTAAATAAGTAATCTGCAAACTCAGGCAGGTCCTGCTCATCTTCAAAGCCATTAAAGACTACCATTAGCTCACCGCCATATGTAGTAAAGCTAAAGCCAGTCACTTCTTTAAACTTCTCAGGTATCTTAAATCTCTTTTTGTCTCTGTCGTTCATAGGTAAATCATCGTACTAATAGCCAGCCGCGAAAATTTGGTGGTCGGTAGCTGGCAAAAATCAAATATATTTCTGCAGACCTGAGCAATATTGCTCGTCAGGCAATCATTCGTAGCAGTAATCACATACAAAAAAACACTTCTTGGTGCTGCCTTGGTGCAGATCTTTGCAATACAACTATTTCTCGAACTCCTTGACGCGCGCGAGACCATTTGCGTCTGCAACTACTTGCGGACTTATATCTTTTATCTCAGGCTGCTGCCAAGTAATCTCAATCTTAGTATCTTGCACGATCTCTTGCTTATCACCATAAAGAGCTGGCAACAGCTTTTGTGCTAGCCAACGATAATGATGCAGCTTCTCTCGAAGTAAGCCAACATCTTTGATTGATGCAGTCTCAAGCTCAGTTATCATTTTATCTAAATATGTTTGGCAACCGACTTTCCTTGCCTGCGTTATTTGTTTAGCAAAGGAAGGATTAGAGTTAATCCATTTGTAAATCGTTGTCAGACTTGGCAGATCCTTCTCTTGGCAGATCTGAGTTAATGGCTTTCCTTCCATAAGCTTTTGGCAAATGTTGTTTGAAAGAGAAGTCGTCAATGTTAATTCTTTTGTCATTCCGAAACTGTTTTAAATTTTGTAGAGATCTTAATTTACCTCTTTTTGTTTTAGGACCAGTTGACAAGCCAGCGTGATTTTTACACCTGAACTTCTTACTAGTCTTGCAGTAGAAGCCTTTGGCTTTACAGCGTATTGAATAATTGGAACGTCTTGTCAGACTTTCACACTGATCCGATTTGAATTTCATATCTTGCCAATAGTCGTAGGAAATAAAAAAAAAGAGTAAAAAAAAATTTATCTGTTGGCAATACGCTTACAACAGTTAAATTATACAAGTGATTTCTTATCTGTCTATTATAATGTTTTAACTTTTTTTATAGGACTATTGAAATAATTATTTTTATTTTAGGATATAGTTATTAATTAAAGATTTTGTCGAGATTGTCAAAGTTATTTTTTAACTTAATACATAATTTATCTAGGAGTGTCTCATACCTTCTCTTGATTGTAATTCTATGAAAGCCAAAAAATCTTCCAAGCTTGGTCCACTTAAAACGATTAGCACGCAACCACAAAAGTTTTCTATCAAGGTTAGGATCATCTGATATATCTTTATCAATCATACACATAATATCTAAAGCTAAACCATATCTAGTCATTTGTCTTGGTGTTGCACGTAGAATAAGTTTTGGTCGATCGTAATATCCTATGTCTTTTCTTTCTCTGATAAAGTCTAATAGCTTATACATTGAAGGCTGCCTATTGTTGTTTGGTTTAGATACAAATCGTTCTGCATATGCTGCATCACTCAGGATCTCAACCACCTGCTCTTCTAGCTTAAGCTTTTCTTCAATTAATCTTTCGAGACTTTTTTTCATATCGTAAGGTCCACGGATACAACAGATCCGTTTCGTTAATTTTATTTAGTTGTTCGTCAGGCAAATCACGTAAAAGATCTGCTAGTTCATATTGATCAAGTTTTGGATATAAATAAGTTTTCTTTGTAGCAACATTCTGAATACATCCACGCAAAGCTTTCCAGCCTTTACTTGAATTAAATTTCATAAAACCAATCTGCTTTATAAATTCTCTATGTCTTGGCATATCGAAGATTAAATACTTAGATCCTTCCTTAACTGTAATTAATGGCAAACCTTGAACTCTAATTCTTGTCATTCGAGCAAGGCTATGCTGAACCTGTTCTAAAGATAATTGGAATTGTCCTGCTATCTCAACAACTCGAATAAAGCTGTTTAAAGTTTTTACGTTGAATTGCCTGCAGCAGTGTTGATAGATCCTAAAATCATCATCCTGCAAACGCAGCTCATTTAAAACTAAAGGATCAGATAGATAAAAACTCGACATAATTCTGTTGGCGGATAAATTTATTTCCGCATTTGTTGGCTTTGATTTTTCTAATTAAATAATCTTTACTTGGACAATCAGGACCGTGAGACTTGAGAGCCATATGCTCTAAAAACTGAAGCATATTATCAGGCGATAAGTTCTTCCACTTCTTATCGCAATAAGGATAGATCCTAGTTATATCAAATCTAATAACTGGTCTAATACCTCGATGAGCTTTACTTTCATCTACGGTATAGAAGATCTCGTAATATGGTATTTCTGCTTTTACTGCTAAAAATTTATATGGTCGCCTATGCCAGTCTGATTTACCTCTAAATTGGAAATCAACATTATAGATAGTATCGGCTAAAAACAGTGGTTTTGCGCAAGCAGGACAAGTACCTATAACATCAAGATCTATCATATTTATGCCGTCGTGTTGGCTTCTATGCCAAATGCTAAAAGGCGTATCTTGAGTGGTGAAAATCTTATTTCTAGGCATATAAAAAGCTAGTAAAACCGCCACCTTATTTGTCAATAAAAATCTTTGTCAAATCTGACAATAAAGGTTGCATTCCTGCCACAATTCTATAAGAAAGTCTCATTATTTATATATGAGCAATAAGCTAAAAATTAAGTGGACTAAACCACCTCCAGCATATCTAGCCAAAGAAGGTCTAACTATGACTATGACTAATGTTAATGTAGTTTGGCACGAAGAAGATGATGTTGAAGTCACTCAATTTTTTGAATTTCCTTTACCTAAATCTGAAAATGCAAAAAGATCTTTATTAACTCAAGGCTATGATACTGCAAGAAGATCAATGCGAGGTGATCCTAATGAAGTATATCCTCAAATTTATAAGAACACTGCTAACAGAGAAGTATTCGATAAAAAATGGCATCAAGCTAAACATTTATTTTTACAAAGATCACCATTTAATAGAGCATCAAACGAAACATTTTATAATTATGTAAATTCTTTTGGTATGACACCTAAGAAATTTTCAGAAAAAACTGGTGTTGAAAATTCTGTTTTATTTAGAGAATTAAAAGGTCAAAGAAAATTATCAATTGATAAAGCAATCACTTATGCAAAAGCTTTAGGTTGTGATCCAGTTGATTTATTATTTGAAAAACAGATGTGTAAATTATGGGGATCTGTTGATTTATTTAATGTTCACGATTTAGGTAATGATAGATTTCACGAAGGACAAATCAAAGCAGCTCCACTTATTAAAGAAGGAATAAATGAAGGTGGACTTTTAGGTGATCAATTAATTTTATGTCCAAGAGATATTTATCGTCCAGAGATTAAAGCAATTCATATAAACAGTTTAGGTTCACATCTTCATAATCACTTTGCATATTATTATAGAACAGATCAATCTGATGAAGGTAATGAAAATAAAATGGTTGTTGTTGGAAGAGAAATTCCTGAGCTTGAAGATTTAGGTATGGAAACAATGCAATACTTTTTTGGAATTTTAAAAATAGAAAAAGGAAAACAAACTATAATTAATCCTGAGCCAACTGCAGAAAAAAAAGTTTTAGCTCAAGGTCCATTTACTTTTATAGCTCCAGTAGTTTCAATTATTAAAAGAGGAGCAATGAAAAGAGATCTTTCTTATTTCGAAAGTATTGAACAATCAGAAAAAATTAATGAAGCTCAAGAAACAATTTATGCAGCTCAAATGAAAGCTCAAGAAGAATTAGATAAATTATTAAGAAGTATGGATAAAAGTTTAAAAGATATATCTGCTAGAGAAAAAGAACAATTAGTAGAGAGGATGCACAAAACTAGATTATTTAAAGATCTTAAAAATATTCCTGAGATTATCAGAAAGAAAGTTGGTTAATGAAATTTAAAAAAGATAGAAGCGATAAAGAATATACTACTGCAGCTGGAGCTGCTAAATTTTTAGATATGCCTAGAACTTCTTTTCTATATTTTTATGATGAAAGAAATTTATTAAACGAACAATTTAAACCTGAGTATAGAGTTTATAATGGTAAGAGAGTTTGGTACAAAGAACATTTAGAGAAATGGTTAAAGAAAACTTCAAACGTATTATTTTCTCATAAGAAAAAGAAATCAAAAGTGACGAACGAGACGAACCAGTCAAACATAACTAAGTTTCCAACTAAGTCGAAGTAGCCACCTAACTTTGTCAAATCTGACAAAGATCCTTGCAGTATAAGCAACAGATGTTATCTACGCTTATATATGATATTAAAATCAGATAAACTAAACGAGTTAAGCGATCCGTTAAAAGAAAACATCTTACCTAAGTTTGCAGTCAAATTAGGAATTACACATCACTCACCTACTCAGGCAACTCTTCCTGACGGAGCTTGGTTATTCAAATATTTATTTTTAACTCAAGAACAAAGAAGATCTTTACCTGCAAATGCTCAGATGAAAGCTGGTGTTGCAGTAAATAATGTCTTACAAAAATTTTACTCAGATACTATTTGGAACTTTGGTCCACAAAGAAAACTTCAACCAAATAAAAATATTTTAAAAGGAAAAGATAAAGCAGAATTAATTACATCTGAAATAGATGAATACAAATTATATGTACCTAACGATGAAAAAGATAGAAGTAAGTTTGAGAAGTATCAATCTGAAATCGTTGAGGTATCTAATCACGGTTTCTCAGCGCTAGAGAATATAGGAGGAGCAGCTCTTGGTCCTATCGTTTGTGAAGAAATGATCAACATAACTCAGGATCTTTCATCCTTGTTGTGTTCTGTAGTTGGTCGAACTGATTTTACTTTTGGAGGAGTTAGTGCTGGTGGTTCATCCCAGCCTCCTTTACCTTCGCTAATAGTAGAATTAAAGACTAGTTGGTCAAAGCTTGGCAAACTCAAGAAAGACGGTACAAGATCTTTTATTGTTTCATCTTTACCTACTGCTCCTTCTTACAATCACCTACTCCAATGTTCTTTCTATGCAGCGAAATATCAGTTTAAAGTTCCAGTAAAATTAGTTTATCTAACTGTAAAAGGTTATCAAATTTTTAGTCAAGATAACTGCGTTGATCTCACACCTGAATTTTTAGAAAAACATTTTAAGAATATGTGTAATATTTTTAGAAGAAGAGAAAGAATACTAGCTCAGTTTGAAGATGACGATAAGCATACAATCATAAGTAAAGCAGCTGAGTTTATAGATCCTAACTTCGATCATCCTTGGTGTTGGTTCGGAATGCCAAAAGATTTTATGGATGAAGCAAGAAAGCTTTGGAGGATCTCATAATGGAATTACCACAATGGAACGGAAATTTTTTAAAAGAATTTGCTGATCAGCATAGATCAGAGCAAAGACGTAAAAATAAGATTAAGAGCGTCATCAAAAATATCTTAATCGTATTAGTAATCGGAGGTGTTATATGGCTAATAATATAATTCCTGATGATCTGATCACAACTATTAATGACTTCAAAAAAAGTCTTAATGGTCAAACCATAAGCATACACGGCAAAGACTATGCAACAGTAGCATTAAGGCTAGCAGTCGCGAGACGTAATCTAGGTGCAAAATTAAAAATTGAGACTGAGATTGTTTCGATTGATAAAGATACTGTTGTTTGTAGAGCAACTGTTTCAGTAGCAGGTAATGTTATTGCAACAGGTTTAGCTGAGGAAAAAAGATCAGCATCACGGATCAATCAAACAAGCGCTTTGGAAAACTGCGAAACATCTGCAGTTGGAAGAGCGTTAGCTTTCTGCGGTATTACAAATGATACTATCGCGTCAGCTGAAGAAGTTGCAGCTGCAATAGAGCAGCAAGACCAAAAACTCCAGTCTGCACTTAAGAGCCTTGAAGGTGTAAGTCACGCTGGAAATTTCCAAAAGTGGATCTCAGATAACAAAACTTTTCTTGCAGATTTAAAAGCAAAAAATCCTGTAAGTTACGGTGCGTTTCTTGAGAAGTTCACTTCAATTAAAAATCAACTCAAATCTAAAGGAGTATTACAATAATGAGTGATCAACAAAAAGAGCGAAAGCAATTAGGCATCGCTATACCAGTGACCAATAAGGCAAAGCCTGAGAGCTACGACCTTAAAGGTAATATAATAATCGACGGCAAATCATATCGATTTGGCGCATACAAATCACAAGCAAAAGGCAATGGTAAGCTTGCAGCAGGTGCTGACTATTTCTATTTTCATAGAGTAGAAGCAATGGATGCGGTGCAGGACCAAGCAGCTGCAGGTGATGCTTCATTTAATCCAGCTGAACTGGAGGCATAATGAACGTCGATAAATTCAAATCTGTTGCGATCAACATCAAGACTTACAAAAAGCTTGAAGAGTTATCCAAGAATAAATTTGAGTTGCCAATATCAATGGCAAAGACGGTTGAGTATTTTATCGAAAAAGGTTTTGAGGAATATACGGATGCAAATAGAAAAGCTAAGTAAAGAACTCAAAGCTATTCGAAAACTCAAGTCTGATGAGTACGGACCATTTAATAAGAAGATGCAAGCGATTGCAGATATTTGGTCTGTACTTATTGGAAAGAAAATTCGACCGCATCAAGTTGCTTTGATGTATGCAGCAGCAAAAATTGTCAGAGCAAATAACGAATACAAATACGATAGTTATATCGATGCTATCAACTACCTAGTTCAAGCAGATGAAATTCACAGAGAAGATGTCTCAGACTTGGTCGATAGCTACTTTCCCAAAACGGATGTCTCTATATGAGTTTAAGTTGGAAATGGAATTTAGCGGATACGACACTTTTAATTCTGAGAAAATTGAAAAATTTTACAAGGTCTATTTAGATGAGTTTGAAAAGCAGAAATCAAAATAACGTAGTTTATTTAAAAGCAGGTATTGAGAATAGAAAAAAGACTGAAGCTGAGGATAGACTTAAAATGATCATAGCTTCTATAGATGTAAAAATGCAGCAACCTTACTGGGATGCTCTTGCGTTTGATGACGTGGAGTTGGAGCTGCTATCAAATTTTGGTGAAACGATAAAGTTTCCAACAGACAATACTGCAGCAAGAGTAGCTTCAGTGTTAGCAACATATGTTCTTAAAAAGCAAACTGAGGAGGAACTATTTTAATGGAACAAAATAAAAGAAAGCATATGTGTTCAATGATTAGAAATGATTTTGAGGACACAACTACAGGACCTGTAGCAGCGTTAGGTTCAAATTTTTATGTAAAGAAAGTTTTAGGTACAGCAAAATACTTTAGAAAGTTTGATAACTTCTATCACGAAATACCTAAAGCTTGTCTTGATACCACAATACAAAATTCAAGATCTGTAGATGTTGAAAAAATTAAAGCAAATTTAAGGAGGTTCAATGCTTAGTAAATCTATGAGGACCAGTGATCATCACAATATGAATAAAGTAATAGGTGATAATCTAAGGTTTATAAGAAAATTAAAAAAAATGTCTTTGATGCAGTTGGCAGATAAGATGAAAGTTAAATATCAGCAAGTTGCAAAGTACGAGCTTGGTCAAAACCAGTTATGTGCATTTAGACTTTGGCAGGCTTCTAATATTCTTGGATGTAAGGTTAAGTATTTCTTTGATGATACTTATATCAAGCGTATGCACGGCTACCATAGCACGCAAATAAAGCGTAATTCTGCTATGCCTAGTGAGCTGTTGGATGTGGACCAGCTGCAGTTGGAAGTAGATAACGAGCTTGCATATATCGATTTTAGAGAAACTCAAAAAAACACAAATGTTTAAATGGCTAAGATTCTTAAAATTGAAACTGGAACTGTTGATGTTGTTGTCACTTCAGAATTTGAAGATGAAGCTACAGCTGCGGAAGGCACTGAACCAAATAAGTGCGATGTTAAAATTACAGAATACAAAGTGGAAAATACTAAATGGAAAAAAGGAGGATTAGCAGATGAATAATGTACCACATAATTTGCCTTACGATGACAGACTTGCACGTATGAGAAAAAGACTGCAAGGACTGCAGCGTGTTGCAGCAGCAATTAATGATTTATATATTTATGGTGTTTATCCTTCCAACTATCCAAACTTAACTACGGTGTTGGAGCAGGCAAAGGACCATACAAAGAAGATCATCAAAGATACTAAAAAAGAAATAGCAGTATATGACGATCCAATTGATCAATACGATTTAACAGACAACGACGAATTGGAGGTAATAAAAGATGACACTAATTAAAGATCCATTGTCACCTGAGAACGCAGAGAAACTTGAAGAGGCAGCTAAAGATATTTCTAAAGCAGCACTTGTTCATCATACTGCTAATCAGCAAGACGAACTAAAAATTATAATTGAAGAGCGTGATCTACTTTATAAAGAAAATGAAATATATCACGATAGCTTGGAAAGATGTTTGGAAGAGAACGCAAACTTACGAACTCTATTATCAAGTTGGAAAAAATTCAGAGGTTAGAGAACGCCTACCTAGCGCTATCTTTCTAAAAGACCTTAAATGTATGTGAGAGCTAGGATCAGGCAATTTTCATTGCTCACATATGTTAGGCAACGCTGAGGCTCTGTAAGATAGGATCAGAGCCAAAAGCAAATCCTTGCAACACACATTTAATTCTAGTAATTATTTTTTGAAAACTGGTGACAGTAGTTTTTGCTTTTCTTTAAAAACATTTCATCAGTATTAGTGGACGTGTAGATCAATTGGTTAGATCATCCGCCTGTCACGCGGAAGGTTGCGAGTTCGAGCCTCGTCACGTCCGCCACTAAAGCGAACGCAACAAGACTTAAAACAATTAACTTATTAATTTGGAATTTAACAATCTGCCTTTTGTTGCAGTTGTTGATTTGGCAACGACAGTATTATGATTGCCGTACACGTCTTGACTAGTAGTAAATCTAGTATGACCTAATGTTTTCTTTACGTAATTACGATCTAACTTTTCGTAATCCATAGCATTGATCAATGTAGTTCCTAATCTATGTCTAAACATTTTAGATACTGCATTCTTAAAAGGACTTTCATCTACTACTATGTGTCCATTGTGTTTATGAATTTTTGCAAATCCATACTCAGCTAAAGTGGACCATAATATATTTGTAAAGCCGCTATCAGATATTGGAGCTTCACCTCTAAAAGAAGGATATAGCCAATCTGTATTAGGTTTATATTTTTTAACGGTGTTGATCCACCAGTTAAAGAACATTAAACCATTATCATCTACATCAATATTTCTGAAGCTGCCTCTATTCTTAGTTCTTTTAAGTAAGCCACCTTCTTTTTGAATATAGACTGAGTTGATAGTCAGGATAGAATTATCAAAATCTACATCTTTGATTTTTCTACCTTTGATCTCACCTCTTCTAAGACCAAATAAAAACAAGGTACTAATCAAAGCAAATTTATATGCTGATTGGAAATCCTTATCTTTAGACTTTTGCAGGTTTAAGATCATATCACCTAGCTGCTTCTCATCTATGATATTGGTTTTTTTCTCGTATCTTTCTTCGTGAACATTTGGAACAACTTCCCATTGTTTAGTGATGTCATATTTCAACATATCTAAACAAGGTCTATTACCTCTCTCTGCCATAACATTTAGAAACGCTTTAATGTTTCTAACCATTCTTGAAAGAGTTTTGAACTTAGCTCCAGCCTTATGACATTTGATAATAAAGCTACTCATCTGATCATATTTAAAATCAGATAATAGACAATCATCAAATAAAGGTTCTATCCTTTTATTCCAATCAGATACGTAAGCTTGCGCTCCACCGAAAGTTAATTGAAGTGTAGGATTAGAAGCTATATCCCAACGCTCATCAGCAAATTTTTTATATTCACTTTTGAACATAAGATTAGAAGGCTTTATCTGACTTTCTTTATTGATCAAATTATCAATAAAATCTAAAGCTTCTTTTCTTAATCTTAAGATACCTTGGTTGACTTGTTTTCTAGTGGTCTTTTCTCTTACGATCCAACCACCTCTTTTTCTTGTAATAGTTAGGTTTGAAGTGTTCATAACTATTTAATAATGTTCTGACCTTATTCTGCAAGTACAATCAATCGCTCTAAGTATTATTTCACCGACTAGTTTTAGAGTTATTGCCTGCTCAGTCAGCGCTCTAAGATTAGCAAAAAGCACTGGTGCAGATTGGTGCAAGATCTTACAACCATAAAAAATCATTATGATTTTATGGGAAAATCTTAACATTATTATTATCCTCGTTTTCTGTAATCTTCTAAAAGCAAGGTAATATAAGAGCAGAGTGATTAAGGTTTAGTGACAGGCGATCGCTCTAACCAACTGAGCTACACCCCCCAGACCATCGTGGTGCAAAGTTGGTGCAACTTGGCAAGAACTCTGTCACCGCTCTGCAATCCTTACATTTGGATTACAGATTTAATATAAACATTATATAGGAAAATAAAAGACTTAATTGCACCACTAAAAAAGATTCATTTATAAGGCTTATTTAAACAAACCTAAATCTTCTAACTTTAGCTGCAATCTTCTTTGGTTGTTTTGAAAATTGTTTGCCTTTTTTTTTATCTCTTCTTTTTGCTCTTGTCGTTGCCGCATACTCCGCAGCACTCAACGAATTTATGGCAGCAGAAGGCAAGTATCTTTCCCCAGTAATACTTGATTTTTTTCCAGACTTTGTTCGCCATTTTTGTTTACTCCATTTCTTTAATGATGTTTGTCTTTTTGATAAAGCCATTACTTATAGCCTCCTCCAGCTTTTTTATATCTCTTAGCAAGGAGTTGAGCTTTACGTGCTGACCATTTACCTGCGCCAGTACCTTGAATATTAGCTGCAAGAATACGATTAAACATACGTTTTCTCATAGTAGGTTTAGTGTAATTACCTGATTTATTTACAGATGATTTTCTTTTCTTTTTTGCCATTGCTTTAATTTTAATTCTTTTTGATAAGCTTCAAGTTTTTGTAAATTCTTAAGTCTTATCTCTTTTTCTTTTTTGATTTCTTCAGGTTGCTTTTCGCTGATACTTTGTATCCGCCTTTGTTCTTTGCCTTCTTTTTGTATTTGTTCTGTCCGTACATTTTTACGCTCCTTATAATAATCAGTCATACAATCTTTGATTGGAGGAAAGCCAACGTATTGATGTCTGCAAAATAGTAAGTGATCAGGCGTTGCAACGAACGTCTCTGTTTTAGAACCACAATAACTACAAGTGACCTCAATCTGAGGCTTAGCCTTTTTTCTCTTCATACTGATTTTGTTGATTAAATTATCGCCACTGCTTGCAGGACCAATACCTAGGAGTTGTCTTATCCTTTGCGGTACTGCATTTATGACGTGCTAAAAAAGATTTTTTCCTAGCTGGAATATTCTTTTTTATCTTCATAGATTTGTCGCCAAAATTTACTTTGACAACTCTTGAGCCTTTTCTAACAAAGACTTTAAATTTCTTAACATCGCCTCTCATTACTTTATTTAATGAGACTTTCTTTCCTCTATATGTAGCCATTAATCTAAACTCGATATGCTTATTATTTTTCCGTCTTTAACTACGGCTTGAACTTTGCTGCATCTGTATTCAGCATTTGAATTTCTAGTTGCTATTCTCTTTTTCTTTAAACACTCAGATATTGAAGGCATTAATAAATGCTCCTTCAGCTGCGGTGGTTCACCAAGGAACATCAAAAGACTAATTACTATTTCCATTTAATTTTCTCGTTAAGTTAAGTAGATACTCAATCTTATCTTCAGCTTCGTCTAAGTCTTTCTCTAGGTTTTTAATCATCACTTGAGAGTGAATATTCTCATCAAGTAATTCTTGATGCTTTTCTAAAATCTTTGCGTTGTGTTCTATCAACATAAAGATCTCTAAATTCTTTGGCTCTTGCTGAGCTTTCTTTAATAGATCAGCTTCAAATAAAGTATCTGAAGTTTCTAAAGAAGTAATTCTGTTTGTAAGATTTGAATAGCCAAGAACTGTTGAAATAATAAATCCTACGATCACTACAAAATTAGCGATAGGAATATTTAATTTTGTTTTATCCGATACTGATAATTGATCCTTCATTTACCTTGACCTCTATATTTTTTAAAACTACGTCGTTTTGATTTATTCATTTTGGTTAAACTTGGATGTCGTCCAATACTTGTTTTATGGAAAATAGGTTCGTGAGCTACTTTATTTAAAAATCCTTTTGCCTTAGCCATTTCTAAAAATCACAA